GAATAATAGGATTTATAATAGAATTGACTAAATAGTATCAACATACTTGTTTGATATGCAAACTCTATTATAGCATATTGTTTAGGAACAATATCTTCTAACGCGATTACAATTAACGAATGCATTAAGCATAATGTAAACTGTAATAGTTGTGCACGTGTAATATATTTTTTAAATGGATTTTTATATCCTAATGATGTGCATATATAATGACTATACATAATTAAATGTATAATACTATTTATTAAACAACCAAAAGATGCTGTTCCGTTCCCGTGTTCATTATGCAAAAGAAACCCCCAAATAAGCCCTATTGTACTATGATGATAAACGTGAAGAAATGACAGCTGTTGGTTTTCTTTTCTACGTAAAATTATAAAGAAAGTATCAAAATAATCAAAATATTTAGATAAATAATGAATATATACGAAATATCTTAAATTTGCTGTATATGCTATATTAATACCATAAAAATTTGGATATGATACTACACAACTCAATCCGTATATCATATATATATTAAGCATTATTTGAGCATTATTATATATTAGCATAGGAGTTTTAAGCGAATATGCTTTCTTACCCTTCATATATTTTGAAAGTATATAGATCATGCTAAAATATCCCATTGTTGCGATTGACATAAAATAGGGTTTAGTCGTATATATTATTATCTCTTTAATGCATTCAGTGTCTCCAATATTCATAATTGTATTCATAATTATATATTATATTATGAATATTATTTATATATTATTTATATATAGAGAGGGATGGCTTCAGCAAGTAATAAAAAGGAAAAAGAGCTTTTTGCGGAATTAGAGGCATTATATGCAAGAGATCAACAATACATTTTTAATTGGTTGAAAAAGATTGAAAATGATGGTGCAATAGATAATAAGGTCCCTAATCCTTTGACCAAAGTTGGTATATCAATTACTTCTAAAGGCGGGATATATCCTTTGATCATTAAATGGTGTGAAATTAAATATCCAAACTATGTTTTTACTAATATACCAAATTACGGAAATATATCAGCTGGCCTTGCAGCATCTGCTACTGCAGCAACTGCATCACCCAATGGAGCAAAAGTTGCCAAATCAAAGTCGCCTGATATAGATATAATTTTAATTGCAGAAAATTGGAAAAAAGACCCCATAAAAGATCCATTCACAGGTGAAACAATTGATATATCAATAGACCCAAAAAGTAAATATGTTATTTTGTATCAAAAAATTATTAAAAAATTAGTTACGCATATTTTGGAAACAAAACCTCGCGCACGAGATGTGTTGACAGTGGATGAATGTAAATATATACAATCATGTTTACCATTTGGCAAACATTCACATGCGTATGCTCCTAATCTAAATATATATTATGATTATCTTTTTATAAAATATTTTATTCATTCAAAAACATTCAATTATAATACTCATTTTACAAGCAATATATATATACATATATATAAAATTATTTATCTTTCTCATACAACATACAGAGGAGAGACACTTGATGAGTTATTAATGAATTTTGGTGTCAATATCGGATCAAGCCAATTGTCTTTAGTAAGATTGATAATGAATTTATGTTCGGACATTAGAAATGTTCTATATATGCATGAATCAAAAATAACAGAAAATGCAATTAACACTGTTATTGAGAACAAAGCAACATTACTATATTGCAAACCACTATTTGATATGTCTTATAATAATACTGATTTAAGAGCAGAAATTCTAAATTATTTAAATGGTGAAAGAATGGCTGAATTACAAAGATTTAATAATGGACCAAGAAATAATGAAAACCATTATATATATTACATATATTCACAAATTGCAGAACATATGAAAAAAGATAATGATATATATCATACCTTAATATCAATATGTGATTGCATTTTAAAATTATATAGAGATAATAATAGTAAAAATACAATCTATAAATATATCAAAGACCCTTATAATGTAGATATAAAGATTGACCCACAGATGCCAAGAAAACCAACATTTCAACAAAAATTGCAATTATACAAAATGCGTTTAAACAATTTAAATAATGATGTTGACGCAGCAAAAAAAGCGGTTGAAAAAGCAATAAAAGAAGAAATGTACGACCGGGTGGAAAAGGAGAAAAATCTAAAAAAAAAAGAAGAAGATCTTGAAAAAATTGAAAAAAAGCTTGAAGAATTTGAAATAGACAATGAACCTAATAAAATTGATTTACAAAATTATGAAAAAAATATGGAAGATTGGCAAAAAGAGTTTAAAATATACGAACGTAAGAAAGATAATTATGACAATTTACCATTATATGAGAAGAAGAAAAAAGAGAAAAACCCATTTTTAAAAGGGAAATTTAAAAGCGACGATAATATTGCAATACCTCCCAGAGTATCATTAGTAAAATATTCTGATAAAATGAAGGCATTTACTTCAGTAAGTAATATGAGCAAACAACCCCCTCATAATGTGCCTGAAGATTATTATGTTAATGCAACTGACCCTTATACAACAGAAGTATTTAAAGAGATGCATCCAATTAAACAGAGATATGTTTCAGACATAGTTTTTACAAGCACCAAGGATTTTCATTACCGCTTTGATACTGTGATTATATATAATTATATATTAAGATGCATAGAAAGTTGCACTAAACCTATAAATTATTATACAAATACTGAATTCACAGATGAAAATTTAGATGAGATATGTATTAAAATTAAACATTTTACCAAAAGCCCAACATATCTTTCATCTTTTGATATTAAACGTGAATTAGATAATTGCAAATATGATAATAATCTTGTAATAGATTATGTTGTAGAAGACAAATACGATTATACAAAGGAAATTGTAGGACACGTTCATGCATATCTACATATTAAATTAGGAGGTATATTGTTTAGGGTAATTAATAAAATAGATCCAGTTTTAGGTCATGGAACAATTACAACATATGATAATATCCCTAATCTTGCAAATCCATTGAATTCACATGTTATATCACTGCCTTTTTTTAATACTAATCCTATTCATAATGGAGTGAATATTTACACTGCATATCCTTCCACTCTTCATACATTTCCAGAAGATTTAATATACGAATTAAATACTATGTTATCTAAAGGGGAATTAATTGGTAATAAACTTTACCCAAATCGAAAAAATAACAACGTCGGTCAACGATGGAAGACCATTATGAATTTGCCAAAGTTTGTGTATAGTTTGAATGATACAGCAAAAGAAACGTTAGATAATTTAAAAAAATATCAAGAGAAAATACAACGTCAATAATTATTTAATTCTTCATTTATTGAGGTTATATCAAAAAATTATAATAGTATTTATATAGAGGAACAAGGTATTATAGTATGAAATATATAGATGCTTTAAAAAAATACAACGAAGGCAAAGATAAATGGTGTATGCCTCGTAAAGGGACAGAAGATTATTTAAAAATAATTAATTTAATGAAAAAGATTTCAAATATTAAGAAATCTACAGATGGCAATAAAAGCGCAGGCAATAAAAGCGCAGGCAATAAAAGCATTGATAAAGATGTCAAGATAAAAGCTTTGCAGGCCGCCATTAAAAGAAGATTAATATTGAATAAAGATAATAGCAAAAGCAGTAAAGTATCATTAAAATATATTAGTAATATTTCTAAAAAATTTTCTGTCAAACCTCATTATAATTCATCACAACATGTATTTTCAAAAGATATTGAAGCAAACGGAGGAAAGATAATTAAAAACTTTCTTATGGATAAAGTATTAACTAATAGATATAAACTAATAAATCGTATAAATCGTTTTAAATTACTTAAAAATAAAATAAGTTTGTTGAAATATAATGACTGTTTAGAAAAGAAGGTTTTTAATGGGGTGCAAGGATATACAATTAGAAACATTATAAATCTTATTAAAAGAATAGGAAGTAAAAGTAAATATGGTTCTATTTATTTAACAAGTATTCCTAACACTATAGGACCGCATCCAATTGCGACAAAAATTATGAAGAATGACAACGATAATATTCTTGAAATTAAAATTATGACGAAGATTACTAATGATATAATTTTAAAAAGACTTTCTAAACATTTCCTTATGATATATGGAAGCTGTACATGTTCTAATAAAATTGCAGAGAAATTAAGACTAATTAGTATAAATGAGCTTGCTGACGGTGATCTTAAAATGCTTCTATCAAACCGTAATTTATTAGAAGACAGAGACTTATTATTAAACTTACTATTCCAAACATTTATATCTATAGCAACATATCACATTTTGGTTGGATATGTTCATGGTGATTCGCATTATGGTAATTACCTATATCAACAAAATAACGAAATAGGTTATTATCATTATGTTTTTAATGGCAACGATTATTATTTGAAATCTTGCAAATGGAACATTATAATTTTTGATTATGGATTTTCGAAAAAGATTAAGAATATTAATAATACAGTCCTAACTAAAAAGTTAAACAAGGATTTATTTGAAGATTATAGGCGAATAATACATGGGTTTATGAATAAAAAATCAGGTTGGGGTGAGTATAAAAATTTACCAAATGACCAAATTAATGATATGATGTTAGAGATTGCTTCTTGTTTAGACAAAATAATATATTTAGAATTAACATCTCAAGTTGTAAATTTAAGTAGAACATTTGCGATTACTCTTTTCAAATCTATAATTGAAGATGTATTTTTAAAATATACTCCCAAAGACATGTTTATTACCACACGCCCTCCAAATGTAATCAACGAAACCCCTTTTATAATTGGTTAGAATATCCCATATCTCCCATATCTATTATACATTTATTTTTATAATATATAACATATAACATATAACATATAACATATAACATATAACATATAACTTATAATATATAACATATAACATAATACTATGAACAACAATATATATGACATCGCAGACAACGAAGTTATATTAGAAGATACTGTATATGATTTGCGACAGTTTTCAAAGGTTCACCCTGGAGGTTCTAATATGTTAAATATTTTTGGTGGCAAAGATGCCACGATACATTATTATATGTTGCATCATCATAATAATATACGCACAGATATCCTATACAAATACAAAGTAAGAAGATTAGAAGACGCTTACAATAATCAAGACAATAAGTATATATTAA